CAAAGAAGGGAAGTACGGTTCCGGTTTTGGTTTGGCGGATTAGTGAAAGGGATGAACATTACCTCGACCGTTACGAAGGTTACCCATCATTTTATTACAAGAAAACGATGAGGGTGGAAATACAATCCTTTATTGACGAGAAGGTAAATGGTGGAATGGAAGCAATTATTTATATCATGCATGAGGACAGACCGCTCGGATGCCCGACAAATCATTATTATGATATTTGCCTTGAGGGGTACTGCCGATTTGGATTTAAACAGGCAGTTCTTGAACAGGCTCTTTACGACAGCGTTGGAAAAAGAGTCGGACAGCATTTATTGAAGGAGGTCGGATATTATTATGAGTAGCATGAGATTTCCAAGCAGAGAAGAAGTGGAGAAGGTGCGGAATGAGTATCCTAAAGGATGCCGTGTGGTTCTTGAGCGGATGGATGATATGCAAGCACCTCCAATTGGAACGGAAGGAACAGTAAGGGGTGTGGATGACACAGGCTCCATAATGGTTAAATGGGATAATGGCAGCAGTCTCCATGTAGTTTATGGAGAAGACCGATGCAGAAAAATTTCGGTTGATGAGGTATAGTAATGACAGAAAAAATAAAGGAGCAGATACTTGCTGTCAGGGCTACGGGGCGAACCAATATGTTTGACACGAATATGGTTCAGGTAATTGCAAAAGAGATGAAGTTTTATGAACTTGTGGTTTTTATTGAGGAACACAAGGGAGATTATGCAAAATTTATACTAACAGGCGAGTGTTAAATTTATACAGTAAAGGATTCCTACGGGAGTCCTTTTTTGATGCCATGAAACGGAGGTGAGGACAGTGGCACAGAGAGGACGTAAGCCAAAGCCAACGGCAGTAAAGGTGTTGGAGGGCAATCCGGGCAAGAGAAGCCTTAATACGGCCGAACCGAAGCCTGAAAAGAAAGCACCACGCTGTCCGTCATGGCTTGAGGATGAAGCGAAAAAAGAATGGAAGAGGATGAGCAAGCAACTGGAGCAGTTGGGGATTCTCACGGAGATTGATATGGCTGCCTTTGCCGGATACTGTCAGGCATATGCGAGGTGGAAAGAAGCAGAGGAATTTATCACGCAGCATGGAACGATTGTGAAGACTCCTAGTGGCTACTGGCAGCAGGTGCCACAGGTATCCATTGCACAGACCTATCTTAAGATTATGAATAAATTTTGTGAGCAGTTCGGACTTACTCCTTCTGCGAGAAGCAGAATTGTTGCAGATACAGCTGAGGACAAAGAAAGTGATGCGATGGAACTTCTCTTGATTAAGGGAGGTGGCAGATAATGTATGATGTGACAAAAGCGGATCATGCGGTCAGCTTTATCAATTGTCTGAAGCACACCAAAGGAAAATGGAGGGGAGTTCCGTTTGAACATCTCTCCTGGCAGGATGAGATTATCCGCACACTATTCGGTACGGTTAAGGAAAATGGCTACAGGCAGTACAATACCTGCTACTGTGAGATTCCGAAGAAAAATGGAAAGTCGGAACTGGCGGCTGCCATTGCATTATATATGACCTGCGGTGACGGGGAATGGGGAGCAGAAGTGTATGGCTGTGCTTCCGACCGCCAACAGGCATCTATTGTATTTGATGTGGCTGTGGATATGGTGGATCAGTGTCCTGCTTTGAAAAAGAGAATTAAACCAGTGATGTCGGTTAAGAGGCTTGTGTATAAACCGACCAACAGCTTCTATCAGGTGTTATCAGCTGAAGCATATACCAAGCATGGTCTGAACGTACACGCTGTTATTTTTGATGAACTTCATGCACAGCCGAACAGAGAACTTTTTGACGTTATGACAAAAGGCTCAGGTGATGCCAGAACACAGCCTTTATATTTTCTGATTACTACAGCCGGAACAGACAGAAATTCGATTTGCTTTGAACAGCACCAAAAAGCTGTTGACATTATAGAGGGCAGAAAAATTGACCCGACATTCTATCCCGTGATTTATGGTGCATCCGATGAGGATGACTGGACGAGCGAAGCCACATGGTATAAAGCAAATCCTTCCCTTGGAAAAACCATCGATATTGAAAAGGTTCGAAATGCTTACATCAGTGCAAGGGAAAATGCAGCAGAAGAAAATATCTTCCGGCAGCTTCGATTAAACCAATGGGTAAAACAGTCCACTCGTTGGATGCAGATGGATAAATGGGATGCGTGTGCATTCCCTGTAAATGAGGAGGAACTTATCGGAAGAACCTGCTATGGCGGTTTAGACCTTTCGAGTACATCGGATATCACTGCATTTGTACTTGTATTTCCACCAAGAAATGATGAAGAAAAATACATCATTTTACCATATTGCTGGATACCGGAAGATAACATGAGACTCCGTGTCAGAAGGGATCATGTTCCCTATGATGTGTGGGCAGCAGAAGGGTGTCTTGAAACTACAGAAGGAAATGTCATTCATTATGGTTTTATAGAGAAATTTATAGAGGAACTTGGAACGAAGTACCATATAAAAGAAATTGCATTTGACCGTTGGGGTGCAACGCAGATGGTGCAGGATTTGGAAGGTATGGGATTTACTGTTGTTCCTTTCGGGCAGGGGTATAAGGATATGAGTCCGCCAACGAAGGAACTTATGAAGCTGACACTTGAGGAGCGAATTGCCCACGGTGGGCATAAGGTTCTCCGTTGGATGATGGACAACGTGTATGTCAGACAAGACCCTGCCGGAAATATCAAAATGGATAAAGAAAAATCCACAGAGAAAATTGATGCTGCAGTAGCAACCGTCATGGCACTTGACCGTGCAATCCGTAATCAGGGTAGCGAGGGAAGTGTATATGATGGCAGGGGAATTCTTGTTTTTTAAGAAAGAAAACCTCTCCGGCAGATGGAGAGGTTTGAAGGATCATGGTTGTGTTTATGTATCGGAATAAGAACTGCATTTTTCTTCCAACATTTTGAAATTACAGCATCTTGTAGCAAGGGAAGAATCCGGCTTGGCAATGCATTTCTGATATAATTTCATGGCTTTGTTTTGCAGAGTGTCTTGAACATTGTCAATTAGAGCTTTTTCTTTCTGGAGCAGGTAGACATAGTCTGTTTTTTCTTTTTCATTACTGAAAGAACGGAAGCTTTCTACCTGATTATATTTTAACTGTGTAAGACAGTTAGCAGGAACCGGAATCATATTATTGATATTTAATACCGCATAAAGATATCCGGTGGATTCATCCTGGAGTTTGTGGAAATCTAGACTGTTGGACATCTTCTGATGTTTTGGTTTTGCAGAGGAAATAGGGACATAGTAGTGGAAATCTCCGATAGTAAGAAGAATTCCCACATGGAGTTTCAAACGTTCCCCATATTCCACATATCCGACACGGGAATCAAACTGTGTCAGGTAATTGATGTATTTTTTATCGACAACGTACCAATCCATAAAGCCTCCTGAAAAGTAAAAAAGCGGGTGGATTACTCCACCCACTGCTGTTAACCGATTGTTTTAATTGGACAATCTAACCGCTTTTAAACGAGCATTTTAACTGGACGCTCTAACCGCTGCACAGATATTTCTATCTGTGTTTTTATTATATGCAATTTACAGCAAAAAATCAATGCCTTTAATTGCTAAATTTTTATGAACTGTTTTCGATGTTTATAGATTCGATTTTATCACAGGCAGATACAAAAAGAAAGAGAGGGATAGCAGATGGGAATAAAAAGTTTGTTTGGTTTCGGTCAGGTGAGGGATAAGCCTGTACGGAATTACAGCAATGGTGAGTATACATTCAATTTCGGACGAAGCACCAGCGGAAAGAGTGTCAATGAAATGACTGCTATGCAGACCACGGCAGTTTACGCATGTGTGAGGATTTTGTCAGAGGCGGTTGCATCGCTTCCAATTCATGTATACAGATACAAAGACGGTGGGAAGGAAATGGTTTGCGACCATCCGCTTTATACGCTGCTCCATGATGAGCCAAACCCGGAGATGACTTCATTTGTGTTCAGGGAAACGCTGATGAGTCATCTTTTAATTTGGGGAAATGCGTATGCACAAATCATACGAAATGGGAAAGGCGAGGTGCTTTCTCTGTATCCGCTTCTTCCAAACAAGATGAGTGTGGAGAGGGACAGTAATGGAGTGCTGTATTATGTGTATTCCCGTTATACAGATGAGAATCCCAACATGAAAAAGATGGGAGATATCATCTTAAGGCAGGAGGATGTGCTTCATATTCCCGGACTTGGATTTGATGGTCTTATCGGTTACTCACCTATTGCAATGGCAAGGAATGCTGTAGGTATGACAATGGCCTGTGAGGAATACGGTGCCAGCTTTTTTGCTAATGGTGCAAATCCCGGTGGTGTGTTGGAGCATCCGGGTGTGTTGAAAGACCCGGCAAAGGTAAGAGATTCTTGGAATGCAGTGTATCGTGGAACGACCAATGCCCACAAGATTGCCGTACTTGAGGAAGGGATGAAATATCAGCAGATAGGTATCCCACCGGAGGAGGCGCAGTTCCTGGAAACAAGAAAGTTTCAGATTAACGAAATCGCAAGGTTGTTTCGGATACCGCCACATATGGTCGGTGATTTGGAAAAGAGCAGTTTTTCTAATATTGAGCAGCAGTCCTTGGAGTTTGTGAAATACACACTTGACCCGTGGGTAATCCGATGGGAACAGGCACTTAAAAAATCCCTTTTTCTGCCGGAAGAGAAAAAAGAGTTTTTTATAAAGCTGAATGTGGACGGTCTGCTTCGTGGAGATTATCAGAGTCGAATGAATGGTTACGCCATCGGCAGACAGAATGGTTGGCTGTCGACCAACGATATCCGTGAAATGGAAGATATGAATCCATTACCGGAAGAGGAAGGTGGCAATCTGTATCTTGTGAACGGTGCGATGACGATGCTGAAGGATGCAGGAGCATTTGCCAAAGAGGGAACGGAAAGCACGTCAGAGGAAACCGAACCGCAGCAACCACCAGACAATAGAAACAGAGGAGGTCTACGATGAAACGAAAGTTTTGGAACTGGGTCAGAAATGAGGGGGAAAGAACTCTCTTTTTAAATGGAGAAATCTCAGATGAAACATGGTATGGGGATGAGGTTACTCCTAAGTTATTTAAAGACGAACTGTTATCCGGCGAAGGGGACATTACCGTATGGATAAACAGTCCGGGCGGAGATGTGTTTGCAGCTGCCCAAATCTACAACATGCTGATGGACTATAAAGGCAACGTGACTGTGAAGATTGACGGTCTTGCTGCTTCGGCAGCCTCCGTGATTGCGATGGCAGGAACAAAGGTGCTGATGAGTCCGGTGGCAATGATGATGATTCACAACCCGGCTACGATAGCCATTGGAGATACAGCAGAGATGAAAAAGGCAATTGAGATGCTTGATGAAGTCAAGCAATCCATTATGAATGCCTATGAAATCAAAACCGGATTGAACCGCACGAAAATCTCACATCTGATGGATGCATAGTCCTGGTTCAATGCAAAGAAAGCTGTGGAACTTGGGTTTGCGGATGAAGTCCTCTTTGATAAGGGAAAAGAGGAAAATCCGGAAGAAAAGGAAGAAGAAAAGGAAGAGGAATTGGAAGCCATCCTGTTTTCAAGGTCGGCTGTTACCAATTCCTTTTTTAATAAGCTGATTCCCGGAAAGCCGGAGAAAAAGGTAAACATTAGCGAGCTTGAAAAGAGGCTCAGTCTGTTAAAGCCATAAGGAGGGCAATGAATATGAGTACAGTATTGGAATTAATGGAAAAGAGAAAGAAAGCATGGGAAACTGCCAAGGCATTTTTGGATTCCAGAAGGGGCAGTGATGGTCTGATTTCTGCAGAGGGCAATGCGACTTACGAAAGAATGGAAGCGGATGTGGTGGCACTCGGTAAGGAAATCGAGAGATTGCAGAGACAGGCTGCCATTGATGTGGAACTGGCAAAGGCTACTTCCGAACCAATCAAGGATAAGCCGGGCATGAAGCCGGGGGATAAGGGGAGCGGACGTGCATCTGCAGAATACCAGACCGCATTCTGGAATGCGATGCGTAAGAAGAATTATTACGATGTCAACAACGCTCTTTCCATCGGGGAAGATGCCGAGGGCGGTTATCTGGTGCCAGATGAGTTTGAAAGAAAATTAGTGGAAGGACTGGAAGAGGAGAGTTTCTTCAGAAACCTTGCTACTGTGATTAGGACTTCTAGTGGTGACCGCAAGATTCCGATTGTCACAGGCAAAGGCGAGGCGGCATGGATTGACGAGAACGGACAGTTCCCTGAATCTGATGACAGCTTTGGTCAGACATCCATCGGAGCATATAAACTTGCTACCATGATTAAAGTATCAGATGAACTTTTAAATGATAGTGTATTTGACGTTCAGGCATATATCGTGAAAGAGTTTGCAAGACGTATCTCCACAAAGGAAGAGGAAGCATTCTTTGTTGGTGATGGTGCCGGAAAACCTGTCGGTATTTTCAATGCCACCGGAGGTGGAGAAGTTGGTGTAACAACTACGACTGCTAACATCACATTTGATGATGTCATGGATCTGTTCTATTCCTTAAAGGCTCCTTACCGTAAGAATGCGAAATGGATTTTGAACGATTCCACAGTTAAGGCACTCCGTAAGTTAAAGGATTCCAATGGAAATTATATCTGGCAGCCTTCTGTATCTGTAGGTGTACCGGATATGATTTTGAACCGTCCTTATTACACTTCCACATTTGCACCGGAAGTGGCAGCAGGAGCTACACCTCTTGCATTTGGTGATTTTTCATATTATTGGATTGCAGACCGTGAGGGCAGAAGTTTCAAGCGTCTGAATGAACTTTATGCAACCACAGGACAGGTAGGTTTCCTTGCAAGCCAGAGAGTGGATGGAAAGCTGATTCTTCCTGAAGCTGTGAAACTGCTTAGTATGAAGTCTGCGTAAGATAGGGGGATGAGGGTATGCTTGTGACCGTGGATGAAGCAAAATTATATCTGCGTTTGGATGGCACGGAAGAGGATGCCCTCATTCAGACGCTTTTGGAGACAGCAGAAAGTTTGTGTCAGGATATTGTAAGAACGGATTTTGATGAAATGGAAGAAGTGCAGCAGATTGTAAAGGTCGGAATCTGCTATGGTGTATCCTATCTATATGAAAACAGGGAAAAGGCAGACTTTGACGAGTTGACAAGGATGCTGAAATTCCTACTTTACAGTGTGCGGAAGGAGGAATTCTGATGCAGGTCGGAAGGATGAGATACCGCATAGAAATACAGGATTATAAAAGTACACAGGATGCAGACGGGTTTGAAACAAGGGAGTGGATGACAGTCCATACGATATGGGCAGACATCGCTCCCGTTTCTGGTAAAGAGTATATGGCTTCCAACAAAGAGACTGCAGAAATCACAAATAAAATATACATCCGATTTCGTTCAGGCATTAAATCTACCATGAGAATAAAACACGGGGACAGGATTTTTGAAATTGAGTCCGTGCTTGGAGATAAGCGGAGCGGAATGCTTACCATTATGGCGAGGGAGGTGGCGTGATGGCAAAGATGACATTCAAACTGCCGGAAGAAACCATACGAAAGATGGAAGCACTGGGCAGCCATTATGATGCAGTCACAAGTGCGGTATTGGAAGAAGGGGTAAAGCCATTGTACGATGCTGCGAAACAGAGCCTTTCTTCCGTTATTGGTCAGGGGACAAAAGAACCATCGGAATCAACAGGTGATTTGCTTGAGTCTCTGTCTGTTACGAAACCTTACCAGTCTGCAGATGGGAATTGGAACATAAAGGTGGGCTGTATCGGTTATGACAGAAAAGGAGTACCCAACCCACTGAAAGCTGCTGTTTTGGAACATGGTCGTTCTAATCAGCCAGCCAAGCCGTGGGCGAAGCCGGCCGGCAGAAAGGCGAAGAAGGAATGCATCAAAAAGATGCAGGAAGCATTGGATTCGGAGGTGGAGAAATTATGAGTCTGAACAGCCGAATCATAAAGGCATTAGAACCTATGAAACTGAAAGTGACAGTTTCGGAGCATTCGGTTAATGATGAGGAAGGAAAACCTCAACAGCCGGATGCTTTTTTGGTAATCATACCCGGAATGGATGATTTCCCTGTATGTGCAGATGACCGACCAATCGTGGAGACAGAGGAAGTTGAACTGGCACTTTACTGCAAAGGAAATTATCTGAAGATGAGGGATGAGATTACCACAAGACTTCTGGATGCAGACATTACGATTACATCCAGAAAATATATGGAGTTTGAAAAAGAAACAAAATACCACCATTACATTTTTGAAGTAATGGGAATAAGCGAATAGGAAGGAGGATTTGCCAATGGCAACCATCGGTCTTGATAAATTATTTTATGCGCCTATTACAGAGGATGAAAATGAAGAGGAAACCTATGGCACTCCGGTGCAGCTTGCAAAAGCGATTTCTGTGGAGTTGTCTGTAGAACTTGCAGAAGCAGTGCTGTATGCGGATGACGGGATTGCACAGATCATCAAGGAATTCAATTCCGGTACACTGACTCTTGGTGTGGATGACATCGGACTTTCCGCAGCATCAGAACTGACAGGGGCAGAGATTGACAGCAATGGTGTATTGGTTTCCACATCGGAGGATGATGGCAAACCTGTAGCAGTCGGCTTCAGGGCAAAGAAAGCAAACGGAAAGTACCGTTATTTCTGGTTATATCGTGTGAAGTTTGCAGTTCCGGCTACCAATCTGGAAACAAAGGGGGAATCCATCAACTTCCAGACACCAAGCATTGAGGGAACGGTAATGCGTAGAAATAAGGTGGACGGAAAGGGCAGACATCCGTGGAAAGCGGAAGTCAGTGAGGATGATTCCGGTGTAAACACAACAACTATCGGAAACTGGTATAAAGAGGTTTACGAGCCTGCTTATACAACCGAAGCATCAAATGTATCGGAAGAGGATGCACCTGGTGTTGTTTTCCAGATTAAAAGAGCCGCCAATCTTCAGATTATTTTAGCACCATATAAAATTGATGTAGTTC